CTAATATCAAACTTTTCAGCAAACTGAGATATATTTGTTTCAGGGTCATATACTGATTCGCTATAATAAGCATTTAACGTTAAGTTTGGTAATAGCCCTAAATAATCAATTTTACTATCAACGGTTTCCCATGAAGTATTTGATGCAGTCGGTACACCTTCTGCCTTAGGCACATTTGTAGTTGCCTTCCAAAAATTAGTATTATAATAAACAATGTCATTTAATTTATAACTAATAGAAGTATCAAATGTTCCTCTATAGTTTTCGTCCTTTGCTCGTTTCCAACTAATTTTATTCCAATATATGGAATCAGTGATATTATCTTGTGTTACGGTAGACGACTTACGTGCAATATAAAAGTCATCGCGCCAAACTACAACATCATTAACATTATAAGCAGAATCAAATTGGTACAACCCTTTAAACGTTTGTGAGTTGTCAACACCGTGTTTATATATTTCGATAGAACCTGGATTTTGTCTCCATTCTAGTGCTTCATCTCTTGCTGCGCCCGTAGGTTCGTTTGATATCATCAATGTATAATCATTGCCAGTTTGTGTTATCTTAACTTGTGTACCAAATCGTTTATCCTTAGCTGCGTATTCAGATACCAAAGTTATTTGATATTGATATACTCCATTTGCATCTTTTCTGTAAATTGAAACAGCACCTTGATTTAATGGTCCTAGTGACCCAGTTTTGTCTGCTGGAATATTATATACCTGTGTGTAATCTTTGTTTAGACTAAACGGAGGATTTGCAGCTCTAGCAACACCGGTGATAATATCTTCATTAAAGAAATAATATTCTTGATCAGTTACAGGTAGTATATTATCCCACGTAGTTGTTGCTGGGAAGTTTCTTTCTGCGTCAATAACTAATAGTTTACCAATAAGAGAGCTTCCTAAAACAATATCATTATTAACATCAGATATTCTTCCAGTACTTTGATCAGGGTCACTTCCGCTTCTTGATAGACGTTTAATATTAAATCTACCAATATTAGTCAGTTGCTGGAATCTGCCGCCTACTGTTAAATCTGTTCTATTAGTTTTTTGTTCAAATTCTGCTTGAGTTAAAACATTAACATAAACTCTTACCGCATTAAAGTTGCGCTGATACAGCATTACTTCAGCAGCACTTGTTGTTGTAGAATTTCTAGCTAGGCCGCCTTGTCCATCTCTAGGAATCTGCACATCAACAAGTATATCACCTACTTCAGGTTCAAATACGTTGCCTTGGAAGTCAAATTCAGTAAAGTCGAAATCAATATAGCCGTCCCACATGTCTTGTATAACAGCATCAGTACGTGTAATGTCGCTAACTATAAAACCAGATTGAGCTAAATTAAAATTCTCGTTGTCAAAATATTTAATATTAATTAGTGTTGGATTTTCTGACAGTGGTCCGTTGGCAATAAATCTAGGATAGATAATGTCTGAATATATTTTTGAAGTTCGTATAACAAATTTAGTGCTATTTTTAGAACTTTCGATTCCGCCGTTGTCACCAAAGTACGCTAAGTGATTTATAAAACTTGCCTGATTGTTTCTATTAACATACGGTCCAACACTAGTTATTGTATCTTGTATATTACTGTAAACATTTAACGGTTGTTCTGCAATTATATCTGCTAGTTTGCGAACATCTGCATATACTAATCCTCGGCCTACATCGTAATAGCGACTGTTATTTGAATATGTAAATCCGTTATTTGAAGAAACTTCTGTAGTTTGAGGTGTAGGATCTTCTCCAATCTGGTATGTCTTAAATAGCCAATATCCTGCAACAGCATCACTAGTATTATATGTATTTTCTTCAGAATAAAAGCCTACAAAATTATCTTCAGAATTAAATAATTCGCCTATAATACCAAATATACCATTAGTGTTTATTAAGTATAAAACAGCACTATCTCTATATGTTGACACATAATACACTTCAGCTGAGCCTGTGTCTGTTTGTACAATATCTCCTTTGGTAGGTAATGTTACAAATGCTTCAATAAAGAAAATATGATCTATTTTTTGTTGTATAATATGTTCTTTTGACAGTACGCTGGTAGTTATTTCAGGGATCTGGTTATCAAACGGTAGATATATATCTGTTGTAGGATATGAAAAACTGCGTCTGTTCCAATATAAATTAATTCTGTCGCCAGCGCTGCTCGCTCCATTAACTTGCGATGTGCCGTTAGTGCCGGTATACATATCTTTAGGAGCTCTTACTAAGAAATGGTCTACAACATTATTAGGTAATCCAGGATCGCCTGAAACTAGTAATGTTAACGAAGTAGAATCAGCATCTGATTGTTCAGAAATATTAATGTAAGAATCAAAACTCGTAAACGGTTGAGCTTCAATTTCTGGAAGTATTTCTCTATTCGCTTTCCATAAGCTTTCTTTATATTTTACAATTGCTCCTTTATTATACGTTACTGTACTATCGAAGTCTCCTGTAAATTTAGTTTTTACATTACTTGCACCAGGAATACCAATTACTAAATATTCGCCATCCGGAGACACATCAATACTTTTACCAAATTCACTATTAGTAGGATCGTATAATGTAATTGGAGAAGCAATTGCAGTCCAATGTGTTGCAATTTCTTCATCGTCGAATTGATCGCCGCTAACATGTGAAGCTATTGCAGTGTAATACGTTCTAGAACTATCTAGGTCATAAACTACTTTATCCCCTTTAAAGAAAGTAGTGTTAGATTTCCACGGCAATACTCGATCAGGTGACAGTATTTCTTGGTCAATCTTTAATTCGCTAGATTCGTTAGTTCTTCTATAATAATCAACCTTTCCGTTGTTGTCAGTTGATGACGATATGAACAAGTTTCTATTATCACTAGTAACTGCCATACTCTCTGAAAAGTTTTGGCGATCACTTAAAAATGCTGTATTATTAATAATAGTTTGATTTCGACTGTAGACTTTTGAATTTTCAATCACTGCCCAATCGTTATTATATTGTTCAATCCAGAAACGCTGTCCGTCATATAACTTATTCTGTGCAAGTGTATTTGCTTCTTCAAGTGTAGTTGTACGAACAGAACGTAGTTTAGTTAACAAGAACTTTTGATTTAAGAAACTAGTAGGTGTTATATCTGTAGAAATTCTAATCTTTATTTTATCGAGATTAACGCTATCAACAACATAAAGTCCTTCTAGATCAAATTCAGTTGCAGCTCGAACACCTATAATATCTAACGGTTGTACTAGACTGCTTGCCCATCTATTCAATGTTAGTTCTACTAATGGGTCTCCAGACACAATAGATGTTTCGTTGTTATTATCTAACGCAAGAACATCTGTTTCAAGACTAACATGCTGATATACATTCCAAGGATTTTCTTGTACTTCGGTGACCCATATGTAATCTCCAAGGCCTAACAAGTTAACATTACCTAATGGTAATTCAGCCGTAGTGCCAGCTACAAAAGTAACATCTTCTTCTCTTACGAACCCGCCAGTTTTGATTACTTCCCGACTTAGCGGCGTTGTTGGAAACGGAGCATGAGTGTAATCTAACGGTTTATCGTATGCTTCATGCGCTAAAATTCTGTAATGCTTGTCAAAGTTTGTTAATGGTAAGCTAGTAACTAATTCAATTGCTTGAGGCGACTCTTGCATTTTATCTTGTTTTAAGTTATATTCTACTTGTGCAATATCATCAATAGCACCGTATCGACCAACTTGCAATGCCCATTCTTCGTAAAATTCTAACGAGTCTTGCCCTGCGCTACTCAATGCTGTGAACATTTTTGACAGAGCATTTTTTGTGCCTTTGTCTTGAATGAATCCTTGATAAAATTTATATTGTGACACATCATCAGGAATGATGTTAGCAAGATACTGACGTTTTTGGAAACCAGTAAAATGTTTTGCCATCTTTTGCAATTCAGGATCAAACCCTTGCGCATCTAAGCTATAAAAATCTGTAAATTGATTAGTTCTATAATCAAAGTTTGTAATCAATTCGGGCTCTGGTTTTTCGCTAAGTCTAAACCAACTATTAGTGTTAAAGGTAGCAGCGCCTGGGACGTTCTCAATTGCTACATAATAAAACTGTTTGTATTTTACAAGACTTCCAATACCGTAGTCTTTCCATATTGCCCAGTCTGTTACTTTGGCGTCATCGTAAATAAATCCAGGAATATTCAAACTACCGTTCCAGTTTGCTGCTCGGTATCCGCTGATTTTTATTCTTTCTTGTCTATAACCTGTTCTAGGCTGAAAAATAATATCATTAAAGACTGTTGTATTATCAATTAATATAACATGTTCTTTTTGGACTAATGGCAAAACAACACTGTATAATCCGTCTTCAGTGTCTACAGTTTCTATGCCAAAACTATTTTTATTTCTTAATAAACTGTTAAACTCGCTTGTTAACGGTTGTCCGTTTGCTTGTAAGATGCTGTAATTATAAAATGCATCATTAATGTCGTCAACAACATAATAGTCTTTAGTAAAATTAAACTTGTTAGCTGCCGGCGATATAGTTATAACTGTTCCAGATGCCCACCCTTGTGTGGTCCAGAATAAAAATTCTCTTGCACTTTGGTCCCAGTTATTAACAGATCCGTCTAATTCCACATAATTAAAATCAAAGCCTAAATCATTTAATCTAGCACCGTAACCTAATAAGAAATCAACTACTTCTTGTGAAGTTTTAAGAGTTGTTCCGTATGGTAGCGATAATGCCGTAGCTGTATCAAAATTGCGTTTAAATAGTGCAGTCTTTCCTCCAACGATAGGAAGGTCTGGAAGTTTTGCAAGATTATCAGTACTAAAAGCATCACCCGAAGTAAAAGTTTTTATAACTCTATAATAAGAATTATTATTTTCTACAATAACATCTTGTGGGAAAACTGTTCGCGCTCTCCATTCTGATGTTACTTCGCTTATTCCGCCTACAGTTATTGGAACTGCTTTAGCTCCAGTGATAGGTGCGTAGTAATCAAAGAAAGGAACTTGGTTATTATAACCTCTTATAATAAATCCGTTTGCTGACTTTTCAACAACTACTCCACTATATACTGCAACAGACTGAGGCGAACTAGTGTTAAGGAATAATTGATAATTTTCTTGAGGGACATAAATGCCGCCTTCTTCTAACTGCTGTTGAGGGCTACGACTATCAAGTATCAAGTTTATTTTTTGTTTGTCACTAAATCCGCCTAACTTAATGCCTAACTGATTAGTGATCGATTTTACATTAGTTTGATAATCTTGATATACTGTTAAAACATCACTAGCTACTAAGTTGTAAATATAATTTACAAGGCCAGCAGTGTTTATTCTTGTAGTATCGTTGTATGTATTAGGAAATATTAAATCACTAAGTACAATATTCTTACCTGTAGTAGAATATATTTTTTGTCCTACTAAGTTAGTAATTGCTCGTGACAAGTCAAATGCTTCTCCAATTGTGCTCGAAGGCTTATTTAAGACCAAACTGTTAATAATAGCAAATGGATAGTCAGAACTTCTACGCCATGCTGTTTCAACAGGTGCTTCATCACCAAATTTAAAATTGCCAGTTGACTGTCTTAGAATAAATTGGCGTACATATCCACTTTCTTGTGGATGCTTTAATTTGCCTAATGAATCTACTGGAATAAATCCTAATAATCCCGGTCTAGCATAATCTAAGTCATATCTAATATTGCCAGGTTCTGCAATTTTGCCTTCTTGTATATCTGTCCAAAGAATTAAATTGTCTCTAGTGTATGGAGCAGTACCGTACACTTCGTTCCACCAAGACGGTTTAATTTTAAAACCTTGCATTTCCCACGGATGACTGTGAGGTCTGTCAGTGTCAAATGCACGTTTGTATAACCCTCTCCAAAATCCTGGATTGGTTTGTCCTTGAGCATTTGTCGCAGATGAATAGTTAAATGTAAACGGATTTAATCTATCGTAAAAATAGTTGTCAGTATAATCATTGTCTACATATGCTAACCATTGTGTAAAGTTAGACAATAAACTTCTATCTACTTCTGTTTTTGTAAATTCGTTTGTTCTAAAGTCGCCGCCGACAAATTTATCAACATTAATAGTATTAGCATTGTAGTCAACTTTTATATTGTTAAAGATTCTTTTTTCAAAATCTAATAACAATTCGTCTCTAAAGTCTAAGTATGCTCTAATGTAACTTCCGTCGTGTCCTTTAATAAATGGAATTCCAACAGGATATGCATCATATTCTACGTTGTCTGAAACACCATACGAACTGTCAGTTGTAGGCATGTAAAGAACTCTGTTCAGTCCAATGAACAAACTAGTATGTGACGTTCCTGAACCACCATTTGCTAAATCAGCGGCGTTTGCAGCAGCAGGCGTTGTATATATCGGATAGAACCATCCTCTAGTTCCTGCCTTAGTAAATCCGTTTTCTATTTCCCCGTAAATTTTATAAGGACCAGTAGTAGATGGTTCGGCCGTTTGGTAAGTGTCATCTATTGTTAACTCGGGCGTAAACTTAGGGTACATACCTAATTTGGTAGGTGTTGGTGCAATGTATGTTCCGTCAGTACTTAGATATTCATATATTTCAATAATATCATCAACTTCTTGTCCAGCATCTATTAGTACATATCCGTCTGGATCAAACGTGTAATCTAACCCGTGTACCAATTGACGTGAATTTAAGTAAACATTAACTGATTTAGCACTTAAAGTAGACAGCGTAAACGGTGTAGTTAATGCATAACTTGTAATTCTGCTATCTAAAACAGTATATGTTATTGTATTCGAAGGACCATGCGAAATCATATCGGAAAAATAAAACGGCTGTGTTTTAATTTTATCTTTATTAATTTCTTGAATTATTTTATCAACATGTTGTTTGGTTTCACCGTCAAATCCTAAAGATTCAGCAGTTTCTAAAAATACTCTTTTAAATTTAGAATATTCATTTCCTGCAAAAGTTAGAGCTTTTATTAGATTGTATTCTTTGTTTAATAAATGATACAATGAAAGATTTAACGGACTTGCATGTTTTACAAATCTTTTGCCGAATTTATCTAAATCACCAAGGTCTCTTAAATTACTAGTTCCAGGAAATACACCTCTAAACTCAGTAAGTTCTCCAACCATACTATCAACATGGTCAATAACTTCTCCTAGAGTAAATTCTGTTATGTCATCGTTTAAAGGATTTCGCTCTAAATTAATAGGCAATTCATAGTAACCATTATTATTTTTATTTGCAGAACTATACGCTTTAATAGTGACAACATCGTCAATTAAGAGATCGTTATAAAATCTTACCAATGCTGTTTCATTTATTCTATCAAGTTCGTAATCAGTTAAACGAAATTTTAATTTACTATTAACGTATACAATAACTTTTAAATCATTTAAGCTACCTGCATTATTAAAAACATCAATCTCAAAATTATTATTTAAAATGTTTGTTGCAGTATATTGTTTAACTACATACTGCTTACTCTGAGTAGGAGTGCTTGACCAACCGTTTACATAATCAAACGTTGTTCTATTTTTATACTTTCTTAAATTTGCAGTATCAGTTTTAACAGTAATAACTGTATCTACATTTTGTACACTAACCGTGTCATTTAATAAATTAAATTCAAATAAAATGTCTCCGCTGTTTTCTAACTTTCTGTAAGATAACGGAAATCCTAATTCAACATCATTAGTTGTGTCGCCTTCTTTATAGGAAAATATCTTTGTGCCTCTAAATGTACTAGAATTAAATACATTTAAATCACCATAAGAGTTGCCTAGAGGGCAGCATAAATCAAATAGCGGCGGTTGATTAGTTTTTGTTTTTTCTTGAGCAAGGAGCCAAGTATTTTCGTGATAATGGAAAGTTTGGCCTCCATACTTGTTGCCTTGTGTAACAAAAACAGTCTCTAAGTCTAAAGGCATTGTATCAGAAGTTTCTATTAAACTAATCTGACGAGTATTGTTTATTGTAACAAATTTAACTTGATAAATTTTTCCATTAACACGAATGTCAGTGTCGGCTACAAATGCGATTCTCATGCCTTCTGCTAAATCAACACCATCGATATTATACCCTAGTTGTCCTTCGATAGTAGAAAAGACATCTTTTGTAAAGGTATCTATTAGATCAATATCAGTTTTTGCTTCAACACCAAAATTATATAATTTTAGTCCTGCTTCAAATTCAATAATAGGACGCTTGGCTCTAAATGTTTCGTCAATATTAACTGCTAATCCGTTGTATTCATAGCTTTTGATTAAAACATCTTTATGGAACCATTTATTATAACGACTCCAAGCATTTTTGTCTAAACTTGCACGATTGATTACTAGATAATCTTTGTCAACAGCGTATGCACTCGCATTTGCAAAAGGCAAATTATCAAAATTTTCTGAATCAAAAGGAACTAGTACGTCTTGGCTATACGCAGCAGGAATGATTAAATCTCGTTCATTTATTAAAACAATCTTAGATCCAACGCCTTCGACGTACCACTGATCACGTGCATAAATTGCAGGAGAAACATCGCCTTGGAATGTTATCTTCATTCCGTTTGTTAATTCAACACCATTTGCACTAGTGTAATATTTTTTTCCTAAAATTTCATCAGTAACATTAAGAACTGTATTTTCTTCAATATCATAAATGCGTATAACTCCGCTTGTATCAATTGAGTTTTTGCTAATGTAAAATAGACGATTAGGTGCATTTAATGGAATAGTGAATTCAATTATACCTTTTTCGATATAGGCAACTGCAACACTTTCGCCTTCCTCACCTAGTTTAATAATGCCGTCAGGGTATAGTGTCGAAACATTAGTGTCAGCTTCAAATGATACACTACCGCTAGAAGGAAGAACTATAAATTCTCCTACATCATACAACGAATCGTTGCTATCATACAGTGTAGTATCAAATAATCCGTCAGTTCTTAGGCCTTCTGAACCAGCAGTAATAATGGAAACGCCAGGAGTAAAACTTCTACTAATTGCAATCGCCATAGGATGTCCAGGAGTATTGATTTCAAATCGATACTTCTGTCCTCTATAAAGTTTTAAATTAGGATTGCGTGTTAATCCATCATTGAACACATATGCTAGATTGTCGCCTTGATCTTCTAGTGTTACTGTATATGTACTAGTTACTTCTTTACTTTGACCTCTAACAGCAACACTTAAAGGGCCGTTTGGTGCCCAGTAGTATTCACGAAAGTTTGTAAACTTATCCCAATCAATATTTGGATTCCAAGAATAATATTCACTACTATTCAGTCTACTTTGATTAGTTGTATTCGCACCAAGAAAACTTAACATACCAATGTAATCATTATAATCTTTATAAAATGTTACATTGTCTAGACCATCTTTAATTACAGTTGCAGGTTCTAACTGATAGCTTTCTCTATTTGACGAAACGTCACCGATATAGTTATCTGTTGTCTTGTAAGACTTTGCTGTTTTACGACCAACAAATCCATTAAGTTTTTCAGCTTCTCCGGGCTGGATCATTTGATCCATAGTTGCTTGCAAAAACTTCCTATTAGCTTCTGTACGAAAGAATTTAGGGATTAAATCACTTGCAGATCTATTATTGTTTGCGCCAGGAACTGGCAAAGAATTTTCGTTTTGATTGTTATTATTTGCCATTAGTAACTAAAGCCTCCGCTTGATGTTGATGAAGTTGTTGTTGCACTTGTTATTCCTGTAGTTGCTGTGGTTACACTTGTGATAACTTTACCGCTAGCTTGTAATTCAGTAGCAGTTATTTCGTCGATAATTTCTATATCTGAAACTTGAGCAGAACTTATAAAGATTTCATCTAATTCAGATTTAATTTCAAATAAACTTCCAAAAGATTGTGTTCCTTGTCTAGGTACAATAATTATACTAAATAGTCTCGGAGTTAACGAATTCATTATATAAGCACTAAGTTCTTGGAAGTAGAATGTTTCACCAAAGTCCCAATTTTCGATAGCAAAAAATCTATTAATTGCTTCTATAATATCAGACTTTAGTTCATTTTCGTTAACTACTATATCTTTATTTCTTACAATTTTAAACTTTACTTGAAGATCTACGTTGGCTTTGTTTCCAAATAGTATTTTATACTTAACCGGATGATAAATCATTTCGTCACTAATTGACTTAATTGCATTAATATCATTTCCGTAGGCTCTAAATAATTGATCATTACTGGCAGGCAGCGGCTTGACTGAAATTGCATTATTCACATACTTTCTCATTTCAGTATCATAATTTTTAGTTAACAAATATGTATCAATAATATTACTTGCACTTGGATCAATTCTGTAATTTGAGTCTGCAACATGTACATAGTGAAACTTTAAGTTGCTTCTTCCAGTATATGCTTTATAATTAGAATTTAGAGTTGTATTTCCTAATGCCTTGTTTAGTGTTTTAAATACTTTTTCTTCTAACAAATAAAATACTTGTCCTTCGTCGTGAAGACTATATGCTCCTATAGCATTTTCGTTTTGTCTAATTTTGATTTCACTAGTAGTATTTGCAAAGTATTTAAAATCTTCTGCGCCATCAGACGTAGTATATTTTTTTTGAAATATTATTTTGTCAGCATCTTCAACTAAACTATTAGTTGGGTCAACTATTACGTCAAATAAATCTAGATCATCTACAACACCGTCATCGTCAAGATCAAAAAACTGTACTTGTATTTTTCTTGTATCTACATATCCTTCAATATCTCTATATGCATCGCTAATGGTCCATGTAAAATCTTTCGAATATGATTTAGTATCGCCCGGTACTGCATTAATGCTCAGGACATCTATTTTATCACGAACGATTTGACCAATTGACGGATCATAGATTTTATCAGCGCTATCAAAAAAGAATCTAATCTCATTTTCACTTTCAAAAATATATCTCTGATTTCTATGTGTAATAGTATATTTTTCGCCGTTTGTTTTAAACCACAACATCCAACTTGCGTCTAAGTTTTCGCCAGTTATATCTCCTGATTTTCCTAATGAGAAACTATTAACTGTATTAATATTTTCAGCAAGTATTAATGCCCATGCTCTTGTTTCGACATCGTATCGTAATGCAAAATCATTATAAGCAAATGTTTGATCGATGATTTGTACTTTTAAATCATCCACTAAAGTATTTGATATCTTAGGCATAACTTGTACTATCAAACTTCCATCATTTATCACATCTGATAAAATAACATCTCCTACATTAGTTACACTAACTGTATCGCCTTCGCCTGATACGCTTACTACACTTGTCCATTTGTAAATTGATGCGCCTTTTTTATTAGCATTAGTAGTAAGTGTGCCGTCTGGGACATAATACTGTTGAACTCCTTGAGATGTGGCCGGAGCAGTAAATTTAAGCATTGTTCCTGCTTCGACAAATCTTAAATTATTAGTTGTAAATGTTCCAACTTTAAATACAGAGTTAGTGTCAGACGACGAAGTAAATACTCCTGTATTTCTATTTGTAGATTGGTCGTAGTTTTTCCAAACTATACTTAGATCAGTTGTTAATATTTTTGGAAATTCACTAAAGTAAAAGTTTTTCAATGATGATGATTCTATAATACCATTAATTGTATTATAAATAACGCCTTCAATATCACTCTGAGTTGCAAACGTAAAATCAGTTTTTGTCTCGTATATTTCTTTATAAATTACGCCGTCGTCTGCAAAAAGACTTGTATTAGAATACTTTCCACTTGCATCTTTTAAATCAAAGTATCTACTAATACCGCTTGATATTCTGTTAGTGCTTTTTGTTTTAATAATATCTTGACTAATTGCCAATGGTCCAATATTATAATCTTCACCTGTAATTAAACGGTTTTGTGTATAATATGTAGTAGGTGCATTTTGTTTAATACTTGCATTTGATTCAGTAGTGCTGCTGTTAGAAACTGTGTAGTTTAAACGCATACCTAATGTAAGTGTTTCAAGCGTACCATTTCTGCCTTGATAAGGAATTTCAATATTAACATTGCCGATAGAATTTGGTGTTATAACCATATTAGCATTAGCACTAGTTCTATAATATACCTTAAAGTTACCTGCTGGAAGGTTGCCAAAAACGCCGTCACTAAAAACTAAGTTAATTCTATCGCCAATTCTAGTAACAACAGAGAATATGTTTCTCACGCCTTCAAATAAGCTGTTGTAGATTATGTTATTGCCTTCAACGTTAGCTAATTTAGTCCACTGTGTTGTTTCAAAACCGTTAGAGTCTACATTGTAAAGCCAAACATCGTCGTTATTAATGTTTTCAGAATCTACTGCAATTATTTGATTTGGAATAGGATTTGAAACACTAAACGGTCCAGAGTCTAGTCTTCCTTGACGGAAGTGCATAAAAAATCCTGTATTATTAGAGCCGGCGCCTTGGCCGTCATCTCTAAACAAAAATGCAGGACTTGTACCAGGAAGCGGTGGTTCTTCTACAATACGAGTTCCTTGAATGTCAGTACTTACTGCTTCAAATCGTGTGCTTACGCCTTCGATTTGTTTGCTGAACGGGTAGATTGCACTACCAGTGTTGGTTGCATTAAATCTATATTTTTGTGTTTGTACTCCGTCAATTTCTTGACTTTTTAATGGATTGCCTATAGAGTTTTGTACAGGTAGCGCTGCATTAAGAATTTTAATAAACTGTTCAAAATAATTTAAGTTAGTTTGATCATTCCACTTAACAACTCTACCTGCAAGTTTTGCATTAGCACTATCTGTAATATTTTCAGTTGTTTTAACAGTTACAATTTTTAACAATCCATTTGCTGCTTGATTTCTGCGAGGATTATAAGATAACATACGTGCAAGACGTAGAATTGATTCTCTACGTTCTGCTGTTTCAAGGAAGTTTTCTCTAGCATTTAGGTCAATACGGAAAGACAAGTTTTGACCAAGGAATGCAATCATATCAATTAGCGCAAGATATTCGCTTGACTCAATATAATCATTAAAATCTTCTGGGTAATTTTGACGCAGATAATTGATCATTGTACGACGAAGATTGTCAAAGTCATAACTTTGGAAATCAGCGTTTCTAAATGATTGGTAAATTCTTTTCCAGTCTTCAGTTACTAATAACCTTGACTGTCTATCGCTTGAAGACATGTACGTTTCCTTGTTTACTGATAATATTTATCTTATAAGAAAAAGTGCGTATTTAATTTTTATCTTTAAAGAAGGCCGTTTTTTTGATCAAATTTAAATTTAAGTTGTTCAGAAATACTATAAGGAATATAGGATATTGAACAATCAATGCTTATTCCTTGTTCGTACGTATCAACTACTATTTCGTTTGCTTGTATTCTAGGATCAAAGTTTACAATACTAGTAACATTTTGAACAATTGCTTCTTGAATAGCTGGCGTAAACGGTTCAAATAATAAGTCCCATATTATACATCCAAATGTAGGATCGCTTAATTTTTCACCTTGTCTTATATGGAAATGATTAATTAAATCTTGTTTAATGAGCTCAAGATCGTACAGTGAAAAACTGTTATTTGCAGAATTGGATGTACTAAATCCCCTATAGGCTCTACCAGCTACTGCTGGACGAGCTGTTGCAGGTACTGTAACACGTTGATAAAGATTTTTTTCTAAGCTACTCATACTATATTTACCCTACTGTGCATTATTATCTGTGCCATCACTATTCTGATTTCCAGGTGTATTTACTTCATTATCTGTAATTTCTGGATCGTCTAAATCATTTCCTCTATCTTCATCGACAACAGGATATTCAGTTTCATTAGCATTTGCTGGACCTTTTGGTATTGTGCCATTTCTAGGAAAATTAAACGAGCCGCCCTCGCTGGTATGCGCACTAAAGTGCATAGCATCGTCTAGGCTTCTCCATGCGCCGCCCCAGCCTAAGCCATGTTTGTTGGCAATTGCTAGAGTATTTGCTGGCATGTCTGACATCGGAGCGTTAGCAGGCCTTGGTCTATACATACCGTTTGGATATGTATTCATAACCGGATTTGGCCAGTTAATATCAATTGCGCCTCCCGAAGCGTGTACTGACCACGATCTACTGCCTCTAGCTTGACGTTTAGCATACCCGCCGAGTGCTTTAATTTCATAAACTTGTTCAAATTCATCTAAGAAGGCTTGGAAATTAGCAGCAAATACTTCTGCAACTTGACAACTCTTGCCAGATCTCTTAGCAGTAATTGTGACTAATTTACCTTCGCCGCCTGCAGGATCAAATGTATCTTCACTTAGCGGTGCTGCATTTCGAAGATTTAGATTGCCATCACCGGTGCCTCCATCAAAATCAGCAACATTGCCGCCACTGCCGACAACTGTTCTACTGCTAGTATTAACAGCTTTATTTTTATTAAAGATATCAGGCGTTTCAATTCTATCTGAAGGAGTTAATGCACCAGGCAGTTCTCTGTCTGTTTCTTCCTTCTTAAATGCAACAGGATTCATATTTTCGTGATGAACGTATGGCTCGTGTGTAGGAGCCCTTGTAAGTATACTTTCGTATGGCACTGGTTGTTGTGCTCCGGGGAACATGTACGGCAATGTTATAGTAGTTAATGGTTCTATAGGAGTTGCATCTGTTGCATTAATAGATTTAGTAGCAGCCAGTGCTGTAATTGCTGCAACAGGATTTCCTCCTTCAGTTGCCGATGTAGCTGTTGCAGCTTCTGGGCCGTTAAGATTAATATTGCCGCCTTTGATTGTTGTATTTGCTGCTCCAACAGAAAAGTCGCCGGCGGCAGTATTTTTAATTGCTGCGCCTGATAGGTTATTAATTTCTGCTGCTGCATCTGTAAAGATTGATGCTGCTGAAATTGTGTTAATATTGCCAGTTGCCTCGTTATTAATAGTTTGTGCAGAAATCACTGTATAATCAGCTGTAGATTGATGCCTTATATTAGAGTTTGATATTAAATGTACTTCACCTGTTACAGATTCGTGTTTATAACCTGCTATAATATTTTCTATATTTCCAGCAACATATGCTCTGCTGTCGCCTTCTGTAGTTGTTAAATTGTGTGCTGCTGTTTTAACAAAATGTATTCCTGCTGATAAGTCGTTTATGTTGCTTGCAGATTCTCTAAACCACGAATAACCACTTTTTTCGTATACTGAGTTATCAGCTTGTAAAATATAATTTTTCTTAGCATGTAGATTGTAATCATCGCCAACTGTAGTTTTCATCCCTAGTCCTACAACAGTATCCGATGTTCCTAGTATTGTTAGTTTATAATCTTTTCCTACGTGTATTTTTGTATTAAATGCACTTTCAATGTGTACCCGGCCGCTTTCTTTATCATCAAACGTGCCTTGTCCATCACTCCATCGAGCAGATGCTTTCATGTTAATATTACGGCCTGCGTCAACATTAAAATCTCTTTCTGCTGTAAAGTTAATATCGTTATCAGATGCAATACTGATGCTATCTTGAGCATGAATGTCAATCTTACCATCACTAGTTATTTCAATCCACGCTGTGCCGCGGGCATTGGAGATATAAATTAAATCTTCACTATTATGTAAAAGTATTTGATGCCCTGTGCGAGTTCTAAATCGCATAAGTTCATTGTGTGGAATAGTTTCGTCACCGCCTGCTTCACTATTAAGTTTATTAATATATAATGGAGGACCGTCTTCTGCATGGGTCGCACGAACAAACTTATCGTTACCGTCATCCATTACAAAACTAGATCCGCCTAATCTGTTAAACGGTACATTTGCCTTCTTTCCACTTGCACCAATATCAACTCTAGGATTGCCTTGACGTTTATCTAAAGGTCCCGGCGTGTTAACACCAAAAACAGCACTTGGTATTTCTCTTCTTGCACTTGTGGTTGTTGTTCCTCTAGTTTCGTCAAACAACAATCCTTGAACTTCTAATATATTAGTAAAGTCTTTGTTATAAGGCTTATTAAATAGCGTAGGATCAACTAATTCTCCTGTTTCTATTTTTTTATTATATTCGCCTACTGGTAATTTTGCACCTTTTAAATTTTGTGGTGTTACTTCAGTTGTGCGCTGGGTGCTTGCTCGACCGTCTGGCACCATAAAATTCATATAGTCATCTGGAATACAACCTATCCAATAACCAAAGTTTGCGTTTCCTTCTGCAAATATTACAAGAACTCTAGAGCCAACATCAGGCGGAACCATCCACATGCCATAGCTTTTTTGTGTGTTTTCGTATCCGTCATTTGCAGTAAGTCCAGCAGTTGGTGTCACTCCGTAAAATGGTGACAAATATCGCACATTCATAAGTTGTCCGCTACGTTCTGGAGTTCCGCCTGCGCCAGTATAGCGAATAATTTCAACTTCTAATCCACCCATATATTGTGTATCTAGGTGATTAATTACAACTGCCTCGTAAGGGCCGCTGTCTCGAATTTCAGTAACTCTAGTTGAGGAACGTGTGTAACTACCTTGTGCCATTTAATCTTTCCATTATTATCATAAGCCTCCAGATACAAGACGTTGAATTTCTTGCGGTGTAAGTGTATCGCCGACTCCTAGTTTATTTACATCTCGATTAGAAGCTGCCCAGCTTGATTGTGATGCATTTGCTGCTGCGGCTGCTGCACCTGATGATGCAGTTGTTGCTGCGGCTGCTGCACCTGATGATGCAGTTGTTGCTACTTTTGCTATCGATACTGGTGCAGGACACGGCGCTTCTGGAACTGTCGGTGTCGGAGTCACAGGAGCGTTGCCTTCTAGTGCTTGCGTTTGTTCTGCTTCTGAAATCTGACTTGCTTCAGCTGTAGAAGTTTCAGGCACTGTAACACCAGGTGGTACAACACCAATATTAGTTGATGCAACATTAGATTGTCCAATATTAGTTTCAACATGAGGACTAGCAGCAGCAGCACTTACTCCGTGTACTAGAATATCTTTAACTTTTTTACCAGTTCTAAAATCATATCGATCATCAAGAGGATCGATTACTTCGTACACATATACTGTTGTACTTCCTGGCAATGTCGAACTAGAAACAGGTTGTGAGTTAGGACGTCCTTGGCCAGATACTGCTCCAACTCCGGCTCCTGCTGTTGATCTAGCAACTTGCGTTCTAGGAGATGTCCCTAGTTCAGGCAATGCACCACTCGGCCCCGAAGGTAATACATCAACTGTAGTTGATTCGCCAGTTCCTCCATTTAAAATATCATTTAATTGTTGATACAAGCTATCAGGATCATGATGAGCTTTGTTTAAGCCGTCGCCTGCATAATAACTTTGTCCTTTATTAACAACTCGACTTTGCCCTTGCATTTGATACGGAACTGGTATACTAGCAAATTCTTGTGAAAGTTTAATCATAAATCGATCAGTTGTATAAGTGCCAGCAACCCATTCGTTTAACTTTCTATATCTTTTTAAGATTGCTAAAATTAAATAGTCTTGTACATCAGGAGTGTAACGAGTTGTGAGGGGATCAATTTCAGCAACTCGTATTGCTTCGGTTAATGTTTTTTTAATAAATTGATAGCGCCCGCATGCTGTTGATTTATAACCTTGCTGAATTCGTTGATTTTGAAATCGCTGTACTTCTGAACAAGTCATTTGTACAAGCGAAGGTTCGCTTGTGCCAGGCCATAAACTTGTGTACGGATCTACACCGGCAGCAGCTTCACCTTTAGCAATTAGATTTAACAATGATTTTTCTTGATCAGTTATTGTTATTGTAGGCATTGTATTATCCTCACTTATTGTGGTCCATTGCCGGCGGCTGCTCTTGCTCTTAATCGTTCTTGACGAGCACGCCAAGCGTCTGCTTGATTTCTTGCCACTGTTCCTGGTGCAAGATTCCCAGAATTATTATTCACCGGTGCTGACGGGAATGTAGACTGATTTGGACTATATGCAAAACCTCCTATTTGAACAACTGGTTGAGAAAATGCTATGTCGTCGCCGCCGCTGGTAGAAGTAGCTGGGAATAAAGGTTGGCTCATTAGTAAATCCTCTGCTGATGCTGTTAAATTATTAATTGCACTAATAGGAGAAGTAGTACTACACGGATTTACTGCTCCTGTTGTACTATTTACACTATTATTTGCTGCATTCGGAGATCCTGGTTCAGTATTAGCATTATTAATGCTCTTAGTACCATCAGCTTTAATTGCAGTTGTACTTTCTGTGGGCTCGTCATCTTGGCCGCGGCGCCTGATCATTTTTAAATTTTGCGTAAATTTGCCTTTACTAAAAGTATTAGTTACTGCCCATATACTAAACAGTCCACTAAACTGCGGAACACGTTTTGGCATTTCCATAGTTGCTCCATTAACTTGATAATCAAACGGCGAATTAAAGTTAACTACACAAAATATTTCGCTTTGTAAATAATTCATAGTACCATCATCTAATACACTAGGATTTCCTGATGACTTGCCAACATAGTTTCCAGTTTGTTGTGGAAGGAAAAACGGATCTCCCCATATTTCCATTTCAGCAGTAACCATATCAACAGTTTGATTTAGTAATGTATTGTGAAATTGTTCTGCAATTCTTAATTTTAGATCGCCACTTTCTGAACCAGTAGGATTGTCAAGTTCGTTGACTTCTTTCAGTTGAGCACCGGGTTCTCGTCGTTTAGCATTTGAAGTTTCAGCAGCAACTTCAGAACCTGTAGAATCATCACCAGCTTGAAAAGTTGCAACCTTGCTGCCACCTGTTGCAACAGTTGCAGCATTTTGTCCAAAGTTACTAAATGCTGTCATAAAGAATTGATTATTAAACTGTATATCAAAGTTTAATACATCTTCATTTTTTCCAGTATAAAAGTAATTGTATTGTTTAGGTGCTAATGCTTTTAACCCTTCGGTATTTTTAGGTCGCTGTGTTGTGCCAGTATGTTTTGCTTCGTCTGAATAATACGGAATAATACTATATACATAAATCTTTGGAGACGATCCTACTTGGCGTTCAGCAGATGGATTATTATCTAAAAATACTTGTGTATCAATTTTAAACCATTTTCTAACACCGTTAGTTGTTTCTTCTGTAGCGTTATCTCTTGCAAATTTACTCTTTTTAACAATTTTTTCAACAATACTAGTAATTGTTTCACCTTGTCGAAACTGTGTAGTTCTAGCCTTTTCTGCTTTACTAGTTTCTGCATTACTAATATCTACTACATCACCGTTCTCGTCATATGCTGCACTTTGGTCTGCTTGCGCTTCTTGCCCGCCGTCTGCTGTATTTTCTACTAATGTGCTTAGTCCAATTTCATTCATGTTGTTTGTATCGCTTGCATACGCCTTTAGTGTATTAAACAATAAACTAGGAGCAGTTACAGAATTATTATCAATGCCGCTTTGCTTCCTTGCGGTACTAATATCACCATTTGCTTGTGCTAAACCTCTTTCTCGACGTTGCTGTTCAGCAGCATTAATAGTTAATGCAGTTTTTTCAGTAGCTACTTGATCTTTTAAATTACCAATTATATTAACTAATGCGTCTGGTGTTTTAGGAAATGCAATAATAAATCTATCGCCAGACACAATTGTTTTAGCTTGTTCAAGTTCTTGCACTCGTTCATTAAACACTGCCATTACACTTTTTTCATCGCCATTTAATACTTCGTGTACTACTGCGCCTGTGACATTAATTTGTGTTTTTGATTTTTGAACATTGTCGTCTAATCCGCTTTCACTGTATGGAACAGCTTGCACAGCATATTCGCTACCCTTGGCTTGAACCGAAAAGTCTACCTTAGTAATCATTATAGGAATGTAAATAGGGTTAGCAACTTCCCTACTAGAATTTTTACCGTATTCGTCATATCCAATAAAGTCAATTTTTAAACAGAAGGGAGCATTTATATAATTTGCATAACCTAATTCCGCTGCCGAACCAATGAGTGCTTCAATAAATCCTCCCATACTGTACGGCTCTACAACATCAAATTTTATAGCAGACCCCAACGCAGTGCCAGTATTAGCGTTAGGAGCAATAACTGCATCAATATCTAAATTATCAATGTAATATTCTGCATGACTAGTAATAGCATCTCCGAAATCACTATACGTGTTTCCAGCTGTTTCGTCAAATATTTGATAACGCTTGTCTAAGTTGCCACCACTAGATTTAATAATATAATTTTGTACAAAATCTCCAGAGCTTCGATATACTCCAGGATAATTGAACTCTTCTGAATTTAAGATACCTAATGTAATTACATAATTATAATGATTGTGTTCTCGCAAAGGATTTGGAATTTTACTAGCTGCGGCGCCTTTGTTAACAACTATATTGCCGCCTGCTGCTACACCTGCTGTGTCCCAAGGCGATTTAAACGAAAGATCTAAGTAGTCGGCATATGGATTAATTGATTGTTGTGTTTCAATAAGTTGTCGAAGCTTATCAAACTCTCCGCCGACTGCTCCTACTAATTGTGACACATCTTGAGCAAGGACAGAAATTGGATTTGATATTAAATTACCAAAGTTAGAAAAGCTGCCTACTAACGAATTTAGGTTACCAATATCAAACCCGTTAAATTGTGAAATTTTTGACGATATAGAAGAAATACTTGAGCCAAATTCGCTCGATACTCTACTTAAAGTACCAGTAACACCTTGTATTGTGCCCAATGCATTAGTAATTCCTGCAATATTTCCTCCCAGCGGAGACTGGAATCCACTTGATAATCTAGCATTTACATTAGTAGTTCCAAAGTTAGATAATCCTTGTATCTGTTGTGATATTGCTCCTGCTGCTGCTGCAACATTTCCTATATCTGCAGGACTCCGTATCAAGTTATCCAACTGTCCAGGGTTGAACACTTGTCCTGTAAAGCTAGTTGCAAGAGAATTAAATTGTTTTGGAGACACACTTGTAGAAAGAGAAGTAAAATCACCAACCGAATCTCTAATTTTATTCATCTCCGGAGTAATTGCTCCTACAGAAGAAGCAATTCTATTTAACTTTGCTGATACATCTTGTGCTGATCGTGTCAAGCTGTTAACTGATGCAACTGCATTATTAACCTTGTTTATCTGTGATGTTATTTTTGAAAAACTAAATTTAGGCATACATTAAATTCCTAATTGCGACTGTAGATTCGATCCTTGTGGCAGATATATTTTAGTTCCTGCAACAAAATCAAATACTGGATCTTTAATAATGTCAGGATTGCGTTGTGCAAAAATCCACCAAAGTTCTTTTTTGCCATACAAGTCGTATGCTAACAAATCAGGTCTATATGTGTATGCAGGAATAATTTCATAAAGCACATCATCGCCGGCGACCGGAACAGGTCTAGGAACAAATATATCTAGATACCCTGCTGGATTTATAGGAGTTTTGCCGTAAGGGCCTTGATTTTTACTTTTCATTATACAAATCCTTCCTCGCCGCCAACAAAGTTTCCTTTAGCAAAATCAGTTAGACTAAATCTAGCTTGCGATCTACGTGCATATTGTGGAGCTGCTGTAATAGTTATAGTTACCATTGTTGGAACATAGTTGTCTTCGCCATTAACTGTACATTTGATATAATCAACGTCGTTAGGTAAGTCAGTTGTAAAGTTAGTAATCACAACTGGTATATGATTTAAAACATGTTTACCATAACCGTTTAATCTACACACAACTGGTGGCAATCCTAGAGTTCCTTCGTCGCTGCCGCCGTAAAACATTTTTGTAGCCGATCTTAAAAAATGCAAAGCTGCTATAAAATATTGTCCGTCAGCTGATGTTTCATTTACAAAATCACCAGTAATAGTAAACGCATCTACTTGACTATTTTCATACGAATTATACGGATAGTTTGTATGGACAGGTTGTATTTGAGAATAATTTGCACTATTACTTACTAATACTGTAGGAGTGAACGGAAAGATCAATCTATTTCCAGTCCCAGCCAACGGCGACAATACTGAACTATTTGATATTAGTATTTCTGGTACCGAAATACTAACTCTCCAATCACTAGCATCTGCAGAACTAATGTTACTTGAAATAACTGCTCTAGTTAGAGTCCGTGTTCTAGGAGCAGCATTATATCCAACTTGTTGCGCTGCGTTGCCTACCATTCTAAGTGCTCTGCCAGCTTGAGCTAAATTTCCGCCCGAGTTTATAATGTTGTCAATTTGTCCTACGGTATTTTTAATAGATCCTGCAATATTAGATACTTGATTCAGTGTACTACTGAATCCTCCAGAAGTATTAAAATTTTGTATTTGGCCTGCTGTTCTATTAATGTTAGAAGTAAAATTATTAATAGTACTAGAAACTTGAGTAACATTGCTAAAGGCACTATTTACTTTACTTGATAATTGATTGAAGGCGCTAAAAATGCTCATTATTTGTTCTCCTGTACTACTATTTAGTTGACAAAATTAAGTAAGTATATTATAATGTATATATAACAGGAGAACTCAATGAGACCCAAGAACTATCTAAACAATAAAGACATACTTAAAGAAATACATAGATCAAAAAACACGTTTAATAGTTACGTAGAACCAACATATGGCGATTATGATATTATCTTACCTAGCGTAGATAAAATTAATCGATTGACAGTTGCAGAAGCGAAACGCAACAAAGCAAAAAAGATGTCTTCGACAGAATATGATCGAAGAAAATCACTCGGTGAAAAAGTAAAACAAGCAGAGTGCGAAACTCTAGCATCAGAAATTACAAAAGAAGAATTAATCTTCCGTGTTATGACTTTTGATCATATTCCAGAAGAACCGGGTCGTAAAAAGAACCCAAAGACCGTAGCAGATACAAAGATTAAACTTCCGTTTCCGCCGTTTCAACATTACAAATATAACGAAAACGACGAACTTATTTTAGTTGGTAAAAGTCACTGGGTAGGTGGCATGGACAACGGACATTTTAGCTTAGACCACGGTAAAGCAACTAATCAACTTGCAATGATGTGGTTAAAACTTGTTGACCGTTACGCAACACGCGGCAACGTTCGTGGTTATACCTATAATGACGAAATGAAAGGTCAAGCAATCCTACAACTTGCGCAAATCGGCTTGCAGTTTGACGAATCTAAGTCAGATAATCCGTTTGCATACTATACAGCCGCAGTTACTAACAGTTTTGTACGTGTTATCAACATTGAAAAGCGTAATCAGAATATTAGAGACGACATTTTAGAAATGAATGACTTAGATCCTAGTTATACGAGACAAAATGCAGGCGAATGGGAAGCTAGTGTAAAGCGAAATGAAGAAGCAGCACCTACACAGTTCACTGATTCCAAATAAGAGGTTGACAACTGTTAATTTTTGTTATATACTTTAACAAGTATATATGGAGAACTAATCTTGTTTAAAAAAGCTGCGGTATTTACAGATATCCATTTTGGTCTAAAAGGCAATAGTCGTGTTCACAACGAAGATTGCGAAGAATTTATTGATTGGTACATTCAAACTGCTAAAGATAACGGTTGCGAGACTGGTATCTTCTGCGGTGACTGGCATCATAATCGTAATTCGCTTAATCTTACCACTATGGATGCAACAATCAGAAGCATGGAGAAGCTAGGTGCTGCATTTGAGAAGTTTTACTTCTTTGATGGTAACCACGATTTGTACTATAAAGACAAACGTTCTGTTAACAGCACAGCATTTGCAAAGCACATTCCAGGCATTACGTTTGTTGATGAGATTCTTATTGAAGATGACGTTGCACTAGTGCCGTGGCTAGTTGGAGACGAATGGAAGAAGATGGGCGACATCAAAACAAAGTATTTGTTTGGTCACTTTGAACTTCCTAGCTTTTACATGAACGCATTGGTGCGTATGCCTGATCATGGCGACTTAAAGCCTGAACATTTTAAACATCAAGACTATGTATTCAGTGGTCACTTCCATAAAAGACAAAAACAAGGTGCTATTCATTACATTGGTAATGCATTTCCGCACAATTATGCAGATGTAGGCGATGATGATCGAGGTATGATGATACTTGACAAGGAAAACAACAAGGAACCAGAGTTTATTAACTGGCCTAACTGTCCCAAGTACCGTACTGTTACACTCAGCAACTTGATTGATAATGCAGATACCTTTATTAAGAGTAAAATGTACTTGCGTGTTACACTAGACTTGCCTATCAGCTACGAAGAAGCAAGTTTTATCAAAGAAACCTTCATNAATACTTACAATTGNCGTGAAATTACACTAATTCCACAAAAACAGCTAGAAGAAATGAGTACAGAGCTTGATATTGCACAGTTTGAAAGTGTAGATCAAATTGTAAGCAACGAAATTGCACAACTTGACACCAACAACTATGACAAGAGCATGCTGTTGCAGATTTATAATGGATTAGAAGCATAATATGATTAAGATCAAGGATTTAACTGTCAAAAACTTCATGAGCGTGGGCAATCAAACTCAAGCAGTAGACTTTGACC